GTCTGGGGCTTTTTGTTGTTGTTCGCTCATCTCGCCCCACCAGCCGTAACATTAAGTCTATTTATACCAACACGCCAATCACCTAATGAATTTGCGTCTATTCTTAATTTAACTTGCCTGCCCGTAAATCGCAGAGATGTTGGATTAGACATTGAAAATGCGCCATAGGAGCGTTCAGTTCCATTTGGATAGAACCTTGTCTTGAATGTGACTGTCACGTCACCCTGCGTCTTTTCATCTGGGATCATTTCAGTGACAGACATTACGCTCTCGCCAGTGCCTAGCGCAATTGATCCGCTTTCAGCAAATGGTGTAAGTGAGCCATAATCAAAGCCAATTTCATGCTCGTATAACTTGTTGTTTTCTGCGCTTGCCCATATTGGCTGGCGATATGTACCCATATCATAACCAGCAGTTCTGCCTAGTTCGCCAATATACCAAGTATTCTCAACGTAATTAAAAACGCAATATCTGTCATTTTCTACAGATGATCCAGATGGATAGAACCAGAATATCTCGCCGTATGTGCTGTTTGTCACTGCAAAAGTTTTTGATATTTGTGCGCGATTTATATCTGAAAATACATAGTCTGATATTTCGCTTTCTATTTGTTGCACTGATCCGCCTGCGTAGGCATAGAATGAATGATTACCCATCCAGAACGCACCTTTATCAACTGATGCTATGGCTTTGTTTGCAATTAATCCGCAACTAGCTCCAACACGCTCGATGCCATAAACATATGGCGCTCCAATGTAATTGGCTACATGGGCGTCCATGCTTGTTAATATTAAAGTTTGGCCTTGCACTCGTATGCCAGCCATAATTCTGCCGCTTGTGTTTAGCTCTAAATCACCAGCTTCATTTGTTGCGGCTGGCGTCCATGTGGAGCTATCTTCCCTGTCACACCATTGCACCTTACGTTGATTTCCGCCAGCGCCTAATGCGAACAAAAATCGCTCCTCAGTCACAACGATGCTTTCATTGCTTGTCGGTGCATTTGCTAACACTGCGGCTGGTGTAGAGTTATTTATTTGCCACTCGTAAATTTTTCCATCATCTTCATTGCACGCAACAAGGTATTCACCCCAAGTATCTAATGACCAAGTTGTTGCAGGCTGTATTCGCGCTGTATCTGGGCGAGCTACGCCGTAGGCATATTGACCAAAATAACTACCCCCATATCCTGTAAATGCCTCGGCGTCCTCACGTCCAGCAGTCAATCCAACTGGCGTTATGTCGTGGCGAACACCCTGAGATGTCCAAGTATAAAGTTTGTTATATGTGCCGCCAGCAATGTAACGATCTTGGTCATTTGCAATCCAAGTAATCAAACCACGAATTTTAGCATTAGCCGCAGTATCTGATCTAGTACGCCAGCCACCCATCGGGCGCATTGTGCCATCAACCCAACGAATTAAGTTGGCGTCACGCCAGCGCCCAGATGATTGTAATTCAGTGCCATTGCGGTAAATGCCAGCAGGGATGTCTAATGGTATTAGTGGCATATAAACCTCTTAGCCTAAGTTGTTGCGACTATAACACATTTTTACCCATGTTAACAATATATGTTACATTACATTAAGTTTCTTCATCTTCTTTAAATTTAGAAATAATTGGAGCGTGAATTTCTTCGAGTAATTCTCGTATAACTGCTTTTCGTGCAAATTCTTTTTGTTGCATTTCAAATGTAGCAATTTGGATTTTATTTGATAAATCTCGAATATGTGCAGTTAGTGATTTTTGAATATCAGTAAACTCATTAACATTATATTTAATGTTATCAATTGTTATTGTGTTTTCTTTTTGGTCTTCCATTGCATTTTCTCCTATTTGCTTCTCTTATGCCAAAATAATGATTTATACTTATCATAAAATTTAGTTTTTAATATATTGTTTGTTTTAATTAATTCGTTATGATTTTGCAATTGTACTTTCATTTTATATTTTTTTCTTTTGAAAGGTATTATGTGTATAATTGGCGTGCCTCTAGGTATTACAAATTCCCCAATTTCTTTTCCTGTCCATACAAAAGGAAAATTTATGTTATTATAGTAAGTGTCACTGTCTACCACAGCCTCTATTAATGCAATTTCATTAGACCAATTATTAGAAGGATTTTTTATTTGTATGGAATATCCCTTAGAAGTTTTTATAATCCAAGGGTTTATTAATTTTTGCAAAACTTGTCCAAATTTAAACTTCTTTAAATCACATAAATCACCTACTTGATTCCATGCGTGACCATCCATGAAAATACCTTCCTCGCCATTCAAGTCAAACTCAGACATAGTAAAGCAAATACCTAAATCTTTTTTTTCTTTGTAAGAAACTAACGTGTGGTTTATATCTTCTGGCATTGTTCCAAGTAAATCTTCTGGGTGCAATGAACCGCTAGTATAAACAATTTCGCCTTTTGCATTTTTAAAATCATACGCTTTATACACTTTTATCTGCAAATCAGCCCATAAAGGTATAATAAAACCCTGAGTAACTGCATCTAAAACTGGAATGCACCTTTTTACTGTGCCTGCCTCTACAAGTTCTTGTTTTTCGACTGTAGGTTTTATTTTTTTAAACCATTCTGGCATTGCTTTATTTGCAAAAACAGGATGTGGTAAGCTATCGTATAATTCTAAACGTGTATCAAAAGTTATCAGTGGGTCTTTTCTTAAAACCCACTGATAAATTTTATTTATAAACATTAATTTACCTCAAATTAAATTTAAATCCTTATCAAACATTGATAACCTAATTGGCCTAGATGCGCTAGGTGCTGTCGGGTAATCCAACCAAGATGTTCTCCAAGCTGTTAATTCGCTCAATTCAGCAGATGACAAACTGTCATGCCAAAAAGAGTTCATTTTATCTAGTGTATAAGAAAATTCTTCTCGCCTATCGTTTCGCCTTTCTTCTGCTTGTGTTAATACTGTTCCAATATATTCTGGCTCAACGTAAGTTGTTGGAGTATTACCAGCATCTAACCACGCTTGGCATAGATTGTTGTTAGCTTGGTTAACCTCGTCTGTTTTATCACTAAATAATGCTTCAACGTCTGTAAAACCTTCACAATTTGTCATAAAACCAATTTGGCTATGGTCTTCCATTAAATATCTTGCGCTTAATACTTCTATAATTTTTAATGTCATAATGTATGATACCTCGATGTTACGCCACCATTTCCAGAGTAAACTGCGTTTCCACCAGCGGCTATTTGACCAACCCACCAACCGCCTACATGGCTTATTGATGTTGGAGAACCAGTAGTTTGATAACCACCACCCATTTGTGCAGAATATTGGTTATTACTACTCCGTATAACGTGATTAACACCATGTGAACCAGCACCATTTATTGTTAAAGTGCCATAGCCACTGGTATTGTTTCCATTCCCGCCAGTGCCAGCCTTAGAATATAACCATATCCCATTTGTTCCACCAGATACTGTAGTTGCAGTTGTGTTAGTCCATGAATTATCGCTAAATATAATAGATGCACCGCCCGATGGGTCTGACCAGACTGCCGTACCAGAAGAAGAATATTTTAAAAATTGACCAGATGCCCCACCTGATGGGATGTGTTTATTTCCTGCACCTGATGGGTGTGAGTAGTTGTTCGCTGAAGTTGCTATGCCGTTTAGCTTTGTATGGTCTGCTGACGTAAAATTAATCTGGGTTAAACCGCCATCACCAACTGAGTAAGTTGTGTTAGTATCCGTTGGAGTAGCCCAAGTGAATGTACCATCTCCATCTGAGCGTAAAAATTGAGAAGTTGTACCATTTCCCGATACTTTAAGATTACCCGCATCTACAACATCATTAGCTATAGTTAAAGCGCCAGAGCCTGTAACCTCTCCAGTGTGGGTAGCATTAGATGTTGAGTTATTAGCGTTAGTTGCACCAGTGTAGCCTAAATTAGCTAAAGTCAGTGTTCTGGTAGCTACTGTAGCGTTTGCGTCAGTAACGTGACCCAGTGTATCTGTCGTAATGTTTAAATCTAAATCAGATATGATTACAGCACCTGTCAATGCGCCTGTATCAATAGACGCATCATCGCCTGCATATGTTGGGTGTGAATAATTGTTAGCGCTTGTTGCTATTCCATCTAACTTAGTGCCATCCGCCGCAACATCACGACCATCAACAGTACCGCCAACTGTAATATTTCCAGTTGCGCTTATTGTTGTCCCTGCAATAGTTGTCCCTGCAATAGTTGACGCAGAGTTTGCGCCAATTGGCGTCCCATCAATCGATCCAGAGTTAATATCAATACCAGTGATAGGCGTCGTACCATCTAACAGATTATCGACGTTATCTAAGTTGGTATTTATTTTTGTACCCCAAGTATCCTCGGATGCTCCAACCTCTGGTTTTACCAGACTGTATGTGGTTGTTGTAGTATCTGCCATGTTAAACTCCTATAGTTGGCCTTGCGACCTAATATCATTCAGCGATGTATGTGAAAGACGCAAGTTAGGCGCTGATTGCATACTGCCACAAAAATGCTTTAATTGCAACATCATGCGGCTGTCCATATTTCTGTTACTTTTGGTACTGTCTGCCATGTTTCTGTTGCGTCTGGCAAGTCTTCCCATTTCTCAATTGCACTGGCTGTAAATGCAGATGTAATACTAAGTGTTGTGGATGACGATATTCGAGCCTGACCAGATGCAAATAAACTTAAAACGCAATTTACAGATACGCTAGTACCTGATGTAAATGCACCATTTACTGATGTAGACAACAGCAATGGGATGTTCGCCGCAGTGCTTTGAAATCTAATAAAACTTATTGAACCGCTTAAAGCTGTAGATATAGCAGAGCCAGATTGATGTATTTTTAATCCAGATGCAGTTGCCGTTGAGCTGGCGGAAGTTGTTGAAGAACCTAGTAATATTTTTTCAGCAGAAGGCGCAACTGTAAGATTTGCTGGTAATGTTGCGGATGTTTGCTGTATTAATTCAGCGCTTGAAATTACAGAAGAAATAGTTGCTGTTATTGAAGATGCTACTCGAACACGTTTTGCCGCCGACGCAGTGGTTGAGACAGTTGATACTGATGTAGCAGACGCGCGAACACGATTAGAGTTAACACCTGTTGAAACTATTGTTGGTATAGTGACGCTTTTGTTAAATTCTACATTTGGCTGTGTAGATATACTTAGTACGCAATCAGAGCTAGATAATGCGTTTTGCACTCTATTAGCACTAGCTGTAAATCCTGATTGAGCGCTCATAAATACGCTTACTACGCTTTCTTTCTCACCAACCGCCGAAACGCTTAATGCAGGCTGTATTGTTAAGCTAGACTGTAAAATCTTTAATGAAGATGCGCTAACGCTTGATGATGCTGATACTGTAGCAGATGCCAGACGTTTTCTTATACATGAAGCGCTAACGCTAGATGTCGTTGATATTGTAGAAGAAACATTCCTAGTTCTTGCCGCTTCAGAGACAACAGCAGAGACAGTTGCAACAGATATGCTTGAACCACGAACACGATTAAATCCAACGCCTGTTACAGTTGTGGATTGAGATGTTGCGCTTCCGCCTATAATATTGTTTGGCGTTGTGGCTACGCTTGATGTGGCTGATACTGTTGCTGTGCCACGCGCAGTTATATTCCCAGCCACAGAAACACTTGCGGCTGGTGAAATTGTTATTGAGGCGTCTTTGACTGATCCATCAAAACCGAATGTATGTTCGCCATATAGACTGTAGCCGTAGCCGCCTCGGTAAACTGTCATTTAATTTACTCTAAAGTAATATCTAAATCACCAGCAGGGATGCGGAATACGTCGCCTGTAGCAATAGCTTTAGACGCAGATAATGCCGCGTATGCAATTAAGTTGCCGCCTGTTGTCGCATCAAATACTCCAACGTGCGTTACTGTTCCATAGCCTGCTGTGGCTGTAGGGTATTCAACAGCGCCAGCATTAGTAGCTGTGTTACCAGATACAGAAAATGTTACAGCCTGACGTGCATATGCACCACCAGATACTTCAGTGCCGCCGCCAGTATCACTTGGTGCGCCTGTATATAATGCAACACGCCATGTTGTTGGCCTTGTTACTGATGATGTAGTAAACACATAGTTTAATACTCTTGTTTCAAATTCATTAGAAAAACTCATTTTAATATGCCCTTATTTTTAGACGACGACCAGAGCCGCCGTATTTAGTTTGATCGCTGACAGCGTTTATAGCGTCAACAGCGCTTTGATACAAAGCCGCCCAAGTAGTAATTCGAGCGTCTTCTTTTAAATATGGGGCTGAGTGTACCAAAGCTCCATACAAATAAGCATCTGGATATTCGCCCAGAAGCCAATTAGTTGTATTACTGTCAGATAATGCAGGGATTTTCTGATAGTAATATAATTCTGCGTTGTATACGCCATCTGGCGCTGGGTGTACTTGTAACTCGCCAGCAGTCATTGCGTAGTATTGTGGATTGCCTGATACATTTCCGCGCTTGTATTGTCGATCAAGTAACTCAGCTTGTGATATTAATTCTAGTGGGTTTGTGTTGCCACTCGTAATATGAAATCGAATAGGCTCTAAAAGATCCGCAGGGATTGCGCTGTATTTTGTGTCAATCTCAGCAGTGGATCTTGTTTCCATTTTCCAGTGGCGTAACTTTCGATTTAAATCAGTCTCAGCCAAAGTTATAAATGTGCTAGACACAGAAGTAAGGTCATCACGATTAAGAAAATCTGTGAGTGTCGTTTTCAATTCTGCGTATGTTGTTATTGGCATTGTCTAGCCCCTAGTTTTATTTCTATATATCATATTTATTAGTAAGATAGTAGCCCACCACCAGATAAAATCTTATTTGCAAAATCTAATGCCTGCTCTCTGCCTTGAGATTTTTCTATTAATAAAAATGTTTCTACTGTGTCTGCAATTTCATTGTCAATTAATTGCACTGCTCTTTTAGGACTACTTTCTAAAACTTTATAATTTGGGGATGTCATTAATAGTCCACCACCTGATCCCTTTTTTCTTAGTTGTGCGGCTGTTTTTTGAAAAACTAAATTTGCTGGTATACCGCGAGATCCATCTAAAAATGTTTCTGCTTTGCCGATTTTATCATATCCAGTGTTATATGTTGTAGAATTATCTATAGTTGTAGAAAATGCACCTTTTTCTAAATCTGGCGTAAATCCTCTATATCCCACATTTCCCCAATCCATACCTATTTGATTAGCGTCAGCCACAGCAAGTCTAGCATCAAAAACCGCTGGCGCACCCATATCTAATAAATTTTTCTTATCCATACCCTTTAAAAAATGTGACCTTTGGCTACCAGTAGGTAAAGAATTAACAGCATTATAAATTGCATCTGGGTCTTCAATATCAATATTCATATTTTCAAATGGGCGCGTCGTTATTGTTTTAGTAACATTAGACCCATCAGTTTTTTTCAATATATTACCATTTACATCTCTAACTGGTATTAATTTTGGAACACCCATGTTTTTTATATGGTCATTTATTTTTCTGGCGCTTTCACCAATAATTGCATTGTTACTAGATTGCTTTTGTTTCCACATTTGCCCATAAACATCACCCTGATGTTGTGCAAAATCTCCAGAAACCTCACCCATCATGACTGACATCATGTATGGATCTTTTCTTTTTATTGCCTCATTTAGCTTACTACTGGTAGCTTCTGTAGCTCCTGCATATCCTTGGTTTGGGACATCCATATATCTAAATCCTGCCATAGATTTTACAGGCTCAGGTAATCTCAAATCATTAACATGGGTAACAGTTTTTCTATCAGTCTGATCACCAACAATAGACATTACATTTCTACCAACTAAATCTGAAAAACTTTTTAGCTCTGGCTCTACTGCATCTGCGGATAACAATCCTGCACTTGTGTGTTGTCTTAATGCCGTTGGCTGTTGTGATTTAATTTTTGTATATTTTGCGCCAACTGGCAACGCCTTATCTGGGTTTAAAAAATTAAATGCAGTTGGTGTTTTTTCTAATTCATCTGCAATTTTTGCGCCAGACATTTCATATGGCTTACCTGTATCTATTTTTGGCTTTAACCTAACATTACCCCCAAGGCTACCCAAGGCATTTGGATCAACCTCAATACGATCTGCCATATCAAGTAAGCCTTTACCTACTTTCTTAATAGCAGGGGAAGCCGCGTCACCAATAAGTGGAATTAAACCTATTAAAGCCGCGCCGCCCAAAACAGCAACATATCCAAGATCAGGCTCTGGCTTTTGTAGCTCGTCGTATATTTCCTTAGCCGCCATAGCATCACCAATGATGGGTGTGGCTTCAGCTATAAATTTTGCGGCGTCCATTGGTGTAAAGCTCATTGGCTCTACCTTTAAGCTGTCTACATAGTCAGCCCATTGAGCGTTTGTCCCACCTTGGTATGTATTTTGATCAAGCAGTCCCATCAAATATTCCATCTAGCATTTGTTGTATTCTAGGTGACATTTCCCTGCTAGGCGTTCTTGCTTCATTTGTTGCGTTATACAGCGCCATTAATTCAGATAGGCCATCTGGGTTAAGCATAACCCTCTTATAATCTTCTGGCTCGTTATTCATCTTATATTCCAGTAGCTCTATAAACCCCTGCTTGTTTGCAAGATTA